TTTTTTTTTTTTTTTTTTTTTTGTCATTCTCCTAAGAAGCTATTAAAATCACATGGGGATAGCACTACTAAAATAATTTTACACATTAGGGCTCTTCCATATAGGCAGCTCTCCCTAGCATTAGTCACTGTACCCTCGATCGTACTCCGCGTGGCCTCGGTGACTATGTGGTGGCTCTTTCCAGTCCTCCCTAATGTTACACATTGATTAAAGATTGCTATGTGAGATTAAAGTTAACTAAACCTACTTGTGCTGTTTAGCTACGAGAATTCATTCTGCACAAGAGTAGACTATGTATCGTAAACGGAATAGCGAAAACGTTTACATAGCCCATCTGCCTTGTGTGGTCAACATGAATTTAGGCCTGAGTAGAATCAGGTGAAGCATTCATGGAATTCTGAAGTTGTTTGGAAAAATCATCCAAATCTGCTGCAGGTAACAGAGTCACAGTTGCCTGTTTCTTCTGACGCTGCGGCAGTGACTGTACTTCATCAGCCTTTTTCTTCTTGTCCTTTTTAGGTTCTGTAGGTGGAAATGTCTTATAAGCATCAATGTGCTTATTAAGCAGAATAACTTGGTCTTTGAAATTTGGGTCTTTATCATCCAATTTTATGGCACCATTATAGGTTAACCAAGTCCCTGTAGGTGTGACTTCCATTCCTATACGGGACATGCCAAAGAATGCAGAAGCACTGGGTGCAAACTGTGCAATCTGTGGCCAATTTTTGTAATCAGTACCTAATCTGATTAATTCCTGGTCACCGAAATTTCCCTGTGTAGGTTCGGGACCTCGCCTACCAAAAGCCTGAGTAACATTATAGGCTTTGGTAGCTGTTCTTTTCTGTCTGGGCTTTTTAGAAGCCTCAGCAGCTGTTTTCTTTGTGACAACCTGTGATTGTTGTGGTGTCTTACCTGAAACTTTGCTCTCAAGCTGGTTCAGCCTGTCTAACAGCAATAATGCAAGTGCCGTATCTCCTCCGGCAGCCATGCGTGCAGGTGATGAACCTCTGCTGCTGCTAGGTGTTGAATTTCTGGAATTACCACGGCTACGTGAGTTAGAACGCGAGGAGGCTTGACTGCCACCACGACTTCCTTCAGCGTAGAAGCCTTTTGGCAAGGTAGTACCTTGTGGTAACTGTATGACAATGGCAGCATTGTTGTTGGGATTGCGCGTGCCAATGTGATCTTTAGGCGTGTTTAGGGCTCCTTCTGTAGCGACCCAAACTATGCCATCTTTGTTAGCACCATAAGGTAATGCGGCCTCTGGTCCAGTTCCTAGATAGTAGAAGTACCAGCGCGGGCTGAGTTCTTTCATCTTACCATCACCACCACGAACTCGTCGGGTAGCTCTGCGATAGTAGCCAATTTGGTCGTCCCTGGTACTATTGGTATTAACGGGCACTCCCTGTCCTCGCGGAAAGGAGAGACCTTCTTTACCATGCTGAGTGAGAGCTGTGAACCAGGATGCTGTGTTGTTAGGAGGGCCTTGCGGTCTTCTTTGCTTTGGCCGCGCTCCAGCACGTTCTGCATTCTGATTATTGTCTGAGGTATCTGAGACACCAAACGTAATGCGAGGCGCATTACGCGAGTTTGATTGTCCATTATCAGTCATTTTATTGTTCGTTTAGATCTTGTAATTCTAACACAAAACAAAAGATGATTAGCATTATAATGACCAAGAAAAGTAGCAAAGATAGGACACAAAGGTAGAAATCAAACAAAGTTAAATGAATCATTGTCTCTTCATGCAACAGTAGATTACAAAGAGCAATGTGACAATAATAAGGATCACCGGGGTGAAATCGTCACTATGATGTTTTGGACTGGCAAAAAGTCTGGGTGAAATAGACCGGGCACGTAATTGAAATACGTGTCTTGTCTCGTCCTGACAAACAAAACTAAATTTGGTGTTTGTACAAGTGATAGCAAACTTGTTGTCAGCCAAAGGGTGATAAGGTGAGTTGCCTTCGTAAGTATTAGGTTGGCAAGGCTCCTTTAAGAGTACGGTTGTACCTCTAGCACACTCTTGGTAATGGTAAAGTTCTGCTGATGCTATACTTACAATTGCCACGAGTAAAAGAAATTTCATGTTCGTTTAAGGATGATCAATTTCCATAGGTTCTTCTTCGTCTAGTTTAGAATACCTTCTATCTAGACGGTTTGTTAGGATTTTTAATAATGAAACTATACCAATTTGGATATGAGTAAGTGCCAATCCAAAAGATTTCATAATTAAAATTAACAACTCTGCTACGGTAACTTGGAAAGCAACTAGACTAAACATCTGTTGTCTCTTACTGTACTAGCAAAGCAATATTGTCGTCACTGCCTATGTGGTCGGTATTTAGCTTGTAATTACCGATACGATAGCGGTGGTAAACAGCAAAACCTGAATCAGATGCTACACGCTGGGAGGCTCCTAATCTGTAATAAGATAGAGTTCGTGATGTAGCAACAGTGATTTCTTTAGGGAGGTCCTTAATGTCACAGCGTCCAAGGGAGTGTCCAGCCATACGGAGGTGACCACGAATGATCACAGCACCAATGACAAGTTCACTCTCAAGAAGCGGTCTGGTCAGAATGGTACCACGTAGTGGCACGTTAAGCAAAATGTTGGTTTCTGGGTTAAAAGACCACCAAGACCTGGTCCGTGCGAAAAGCCTGAATGAAGCCACAAAGTAGCTAAGCCACATGAGACCCACAATGCAGGCCATCGCTATAGCTATGCCTCCTGTAACCCAGTTAATTCTGTAGACGGCAGCAAGCACAAAGCAGGCTAGTGTAATTGGCCAAAGAAGCCAGAGAAACACAAGCTTTATTATGTAAAGAAACCTGTTCCTGTTGGAGTAAGCAAACTGTAGTAGCAGAATCCAAGCGAAAAACAGAAAACCTATAACTAGGTTCCATTGCTCAAGTAGGTGTTTTAACTGCTCTACGGTAATGGTCTCCGTAGGAGGAGAAGCACTACTGTTAGTCATAGAGAGCAATATTAAAGTTCCTAAAAGAATAAAAATAATAATTAGTTCGTTTAGACCAGAAATTCAGGAACCTCCTGAGAGGAATTCAAGCTTTTTACACGTGAGTAAACGTAAAAAGTCGGTTTTACTAAACTCACGTTAACAATATTGCAGCAGTATGCACACAATCGAAGCGCAGTAAGGATGGCTAGGGTGACTAGCAAGAATACCACAAAAGCTAGAAAAAGAAGTACGCTATTAACTATTAACGTACCGGTTTCTTCTGAAACGAATGAGTACATAAGTTCGTACTCAATCAATGTGCTTAAAGAGGCACGCTAGTAGTCGGCGTCGGCTCATCGTAAATTGGGTTTACAACTCCTGATGAGCCGTCGATTGTGTGAACTTGGACACTTTCCTGTTCTCTTTCATCATTCTTTGAGAAGAGGAAGAATGTCGCATTATTAATACCAGTGTCTGTGGAAATCTGGGTAGATTCAAGCTGGTAATAAACTTCAGTGAAAGGACCAATAAGTGTAAGATAGTCCTTAACACCAGATTCCCATTTTTCGAAGTAACCACCAATTTGGTAGTCTTGTGTCCGAATGGGAATAGTGACACCATCACCTGCAGTGAGGACGATAGTGTTTGTAATGCTATTGTAAGGAATACAATAGTCATGAGTGTGAGTATGCCAGCAAACAAAATAGTTTGAGTCATAAATTAATGGATTCTTTGATTTGCATTTCCAGCACAGCCAGCATCTGACAAGAAGCCTGCCAAATACAACGCACTGTAAGAAGTAAATCAAAGCAAGTAGATAAAGGAAAGGTGCTTCAAGCCCTGCAGCAACAAGCAGTAAGTGCGAGTAAACTGTCAAAGCAATAAGAAGCACATTGCAAAGCAATTGAAAGCTCTGGTATAAGCAACGCTGCCAAAGACTGTTAAAAGGTATTAATTTCGCAGCGCTTTGAAAAACAGCAAGAAATGCAACGCCAACAACAAGCCATCCGAAAGGTAGAGTGGCCTGTAAAGGGATGGACGCTGTAGAATGAAAAGAACTTGCAGGAGAAACATTTTCAACTTTACCAGGTTGTCTAGTAATAGATCCTAAAGTGAAGATGTTCAAAAACAAATCCATAAGTTCGTTTATGTGTAATGTAACTTCACTCCAGTAAGCACTGGTTCGGAGTGGTCTTCATCGAATTTGCAACATGAAGCACATGAGCAAACACCTTTAAGACAACTACAACAGCTGGTCATGCAACACAACATAATTGTAGCCATGACGATGGCAATGAGACCGGCAATAAAGCCAAGCCACACATACCACGGCCATTTAATGTACTGCTCATACTTGCCTAGTTCTTGTAGGTCGATGAGTGATTCATTTAGGCTTTTGGCAATCTCATTGAGATGTTCAATTTCCTTTTTAATGTCCACAACTGAAGCATTTATGTTGTTAAGACCATCAAGACTAACATTCTGTGAAGTATGGTTTTTAAAATACTTGTCAAGTTCTTCTTTAAATGAGTCTAGTTCAGGCTGTAGTGGGTCGTAGACAGTGTTATTAACAATGCCAATGACAACATCACAATTGCCTGACACAAATGTATTGTCTGTAGTAATAGGCTGAGGCGAATAAAAATTTCGCTGAGTGATAAACCAGTGTGTGCCATTTGTGACGAAGACGCCTTCACGAGGAAAGTGTGCTTTACCTTCATGACAAATAGCAGGTGCAGTAGTGAAGTTTTGTTCCTGCGATGGTACATAAGTAACATGTAAGAAAACTACACCATGAGGAGCAGCCTGAGGGAAGGACATCAAATGATATCCTTTTCCACAAAAGTCTACTCTCTTAGACTGGCCAAGTACACACTCGGACATTTTTGTAGCAGCAAGATTAGCAGAGGCTCTAATTTCTGCGGCTCTGATAAGTTGCTGTGTAACATAAGTCTGCAAGCTCTGTAAACGTCCTGTTATAAGCCTGTCAATTTGAACTTCGGCCTCTACTTTGTCAAGTCGAGACAGAATATCATTCAGTACACTAGAAATAGCACCAAAATTGGAGCTAAGCTGTTTAACTAGTGTGTTAAGGGCTATGGCATTTTGGTTAATCACATCCTGTAATTTGCCAAGTGCTGTAGTAGTAGTACTTAAGGAATCCTGAATTTGTGAGATAGCCTTATTGAACTGATTAGCAATTTGTTTCTGGTTCTCATACAAAACATTTTGAGTGACACCAATGCCATTAAATCTGTAAGCCATTTGCATCGCAAAAGGTATCTGAAGCGCAGCACCTGCACCAAAAGTAAAACCTGCCGTAGCCGTTCCACTTATTAGTGCTGCCGTGTATGCCGCAATCATTTCATCAGTGAGTAGGGGTGGGAGTACTGTGAGCCCATTGAACTTTTGTGCACAAATGAGGTCACGAGCATTAACACCACCTAAACAATCACCATACTGCTTCATAAAACCTGGGTCAGCAAGTGTGACTTTGTTGTAAAGCAAGTCCTCAATAAAAGATCTACTAGACGGTTTAGCGGGGTCTGGCAAAATCTGTGAAAAATTAAAACCACCAAAATCCTTCAAAGAAGGAGTCTTGTACATGGCCTTAGTTTGTGCAAAGACATCTCGAGTATTTCTGTCTTGTTCCACAGCTATACCGGCAAGAGCTCTGTTTAACTGCGTGCAGAAACTACCATACTGTAGCAGCAAATTACTGCATTCAGTGGAGTCACCGCAAATATACATGTTACAATCTACTGAAGTCTTAGTCATTGAAACAGGCAAGACCTCAGTAGTGACACTAATACTAAAATTCATTGGAATAGCAATGGTGTTGTTAGAATAAACAATGTCTTGATTGTCACCAAGAGACATGGTGTAAGCTAGTATGGAGTGTCCACCGGAGCGCACAAGTGTGCTAGAAACATTCGTATACTTAGCACAAATGCCAGCTCCTATAGGAATATCACACTCATAAGATGAGTTGTCATAAGCAGCACCAATCAAACAACCAGCCTGTGTTTGGAATATGTTGCCATCATTACGGAAGGCATACACACGCCAATCATGAGAAATTTGATCAGCATGTAACATAGTAGGCACATCTGTACAATTAACATCCTGATACAAAACAGCCACTGAACTAGAAGCATTTGTACCAGGAGTTATAACACTGACACCGCCGTATGAACAAGGTGCAATGTCAAGAATCTCAAGGGTTTTAGGGTCTCTGACGGAGTCCGTAAAATCTGAAACGTCACGCCCAAACTGTTGAAAAGGTTGGAACTTTTTAGTAGAATTAGTAAGCACACCAGTGCCTGTAAGTCCGTTGAAATTGAAGTTAACACACTTGTTCTTAACTAGCTCAGTAGACTGTTTAGGCCCACAAACTGTAGCAGGTGCGTTTAACAACTCAAAAGAAAGCACAACCACTCTGTATGGTTGAAAGCCAATTCCAGAGGACTGTGTAAATCCATAGGAGGCAAGTGGTTTGTAACAATTAAGACCTTCAGCTGAACATGTACCACCTGAAGGGTTAAAAAGAACATTGGAAAGGTCACGCCCATAAGGTTTAATCTTTCCATGTCTGAATCTCCTGTAAAAGAATTCGTTGGAACTGTCCAAAGAATTTGTATTCCAGGCTATTACACAACCTGTAAAATCATCAGGCAATTTGTAATTGTAATCAGCAATCACACCTGTCTGAGCAGGTGCAATTTGGCGTACATCATCACCCTTCACAACAAAGTAGTCTGCGTAAACACTGCTAAAGCATAAATCGTTGAGCTTTGTAGGTGAAACGCCATAACACTGAAATGTTGAGAAGGAGGCAGAAGAATTGTAAAGCACTGAGTAGTCCGCAACACAATTAGTAATGCGCATTCTCTCCCACGCGTAAACGGATGGGAAAGAGGTTATATTGAAAACTTCGTTAAAAGGACAAAGCTGTGTAATGTTAGGAAACCTAACAACTTCAGTGGTTGGTGTAACACGGAAGTTAGAGGTTTGATAAATTCCTTTTTCAACTGTAAAACTCTTAGTGGTACACTTAAGCTCTGAGAGTGGATCTTGAGAGCAATCTATAGCATCAATAATGGTGCCATTCTCGTCAAAGTCAACAAGCATGGTGAGAGGTTTTAGATGGCCCACAAAGTAAGCAGAAGCGTCAGCATCAAAATTACTTTGAGTGGAAGAAAACAATGTCATTATGGCCTTAACATATGTAATGTTGAGACCAAAAGGCAGCTTAAGTATTGGTTTTAAAACAGAAAAGCCAGAAGGAAAACCACTGTTAAGATCAATGGGTTCATAGTTATGATAGACATATAGGAAGCCGTCTACATTCTTAAACAGGTGCTCCCTAAAATGTTTAAACTTACCTGGATTCATATTAGTGCTAATATTAAATGCATGTGCTCTGTGGTAAGTGCAATTAGCCGCACTAGTATAAATCCAGGTTTTATAAGGCTGTCCACTATTGACAGCAAACATTGGATCAGCACAAAAATTAAAGTTACACACATCTATAACAATGTGTGTACCATTATTAAAGAGAACAGCAGACTGAGTTGTGTTGTCTAATGTCGAACCAAAAATCCAACCTCGAAAAACATTAGATTTCTCGGTTAGACCAAAATAAACACCATCACCAAAGTTAATGTTGGGATTATCATAATAAATCCTCTGCTTACCATTAGACTTTAAAGTCAAATACCAAGTAAGGTTAGTATTAAAAGGAAGAAAATGGCCAGTGGTAAGCACACGAATTGAAGACCTAAAAATGTCATCAAAATAATAAAAACCCCTCCTAGAAGAAGGAGTCTGAGTAAGCTTAGATGGACTTTTATTAGATAGTGTACCACACTTGCCATCTTGAGCGTTAGCAAAGCCAAGAAGACAGAGAAAAGCCAAAAATTTCATGTTCGTTTAATTATTTACTAGGACATCACTAGAGAAAACAACTTTATTATTCTCTCTAATGATAAGTCTACCCTTTTCTAAAAGAGAACAGATCATATCGTTGATCTGATTATCTTTTAAGGACATGACAGCAGTTCCCCTAAGCTTTAGTGGGAATTTACTCATGTCGAAAAGAGAGTAGGAAGACAATTGTATAGGGTTTGTGTTCCTCCAAAATATGTAGTTAGCATGCATGGTATATCCGTCAATGGATTCTTTCTGTTTACCAAGGTAGTTAACACCTATTAAGAAAGCCTCTGAAGAAGAAGCGTTTACATTAGTGACAAAAGCAGTCCACCATGAGAAATATCCCATGAGCTTATAAAGATCGGCATTCCAAGAATGTTCTGTTATCTTTATAGCCACGGAACCTCCCAAGGCAAGCTTTTGTTTAATAAAACCACATAAGTAAGTGAAAAATCCTTCCTTGGAGTCGTTTTCTTTTAATATGTGCTTTGTCTTCGGATCGTACATATCACTAATAATAAGATCCCATTTATTAGCTGTATAAACAGTAGAGCAGTCTCCTATTAATGTAGAATCAGCATCAGACACAAAATCATTTATGTCTGAATCAACCAACAACGTGCCAACTGGCAACCATTGTTTGAGTACAGCAGAGCCTGGTGCGACACCTTTATCAGATCCCGCACCAAAATGTATAACTCGCATGTTATAAGGCACTGCTATAGTAAGTGTATTTAAATATTGACACAGTTGAGTATATTTAGCGACATTCATCATTATTCCTTTTGGTATCACAGCATTTTCACCATAATTGTGAAGGTCGCACTTATCAAGAAGCATTCTTTGCATCTTATACAAATTGGGCATGGCGACACCAGGTTGCCATGTTTGATTTGCTTGCAGTTTTGGGTAAAATGTCTCAACATGTCCATCTTTACACCAAAGCATAAATGAAATTTCAGCATAGTCAATGGTGACCGTGACCACTTTTGAAACGACAGACAAATCCTGAGATTTTATTATTTCAACAAAATCGTCAAGTAAAAGATCAATGACAGAGCACACACATTTAGATGAACCTGTTTGTGCATCCGTTACAAAATAATTTTTCACAGTACTGTCAATCGGGATAAAATCCTCAAGTTTCAGTAGTGATTCTAAAGACCTTTTGGCGAGACCAATCATAAGATGTAGCCCACCTAATTGTCCATGACTAAAATCTCCATAGACGATATGCTCAAAGGCGTAACCCTCGAGCTTATACCGCTCTATGAATTCATCCATTGCAAGTTGTAGGAAATCAACCTCCATTTGTGACCTGGGTTTGAAATCATCTAAACTTCTGCTCTGAGTAAAGTAGGTTTCTGGCAGTTGTTGAACAACGCCATCTACTTTTTTAAAGTAATTAAACTGTGTTTTTACAGATTCTCCAATCAATGTGACTCCATTAAGACTAGCCTGTGGTGGCCCCTTAGAAGGGTTTAACCCTTTCACTGAGCCTTCTGTAATTAAAACACCATTACGTGCATTTCTAAAAGAATCAACCTGTCCATCAACTCTACCATCAAAAAAGACGGTGAGTGAGGAACAAGCGTTTTCAGTAGGTTTCTTAGCAATGTCAGTCATTGTACAGACACCTATTGTTGAAATATAGGCTGGTGATTCTCTTTTATAATCCCAAATAACAGTATTAGCAGCAATATCAACACCCAAATTATTGAGTATCTTTATTTCTGGAACAGGTTTAATGTTACGTTTAGCCCAAAGCTCAAATGCAACATTAACAGGCAAAGTCGTTTTATTTTCAAAGATTTCTACATCAACACCATCCACCTTTGTGTAGACGGTATTATTAATGATGGAAACTGGTTTTTCACCAGCTTGACCATCAAAATGTCCTTTATTAACAACATTGTAAGCCACATTCTCTAAACTCTGTAACCTAGTAAAGGTATTCCAGAGATTATAAGTGTCAAACTGCTTGTAAATCCAAAGGCTAAAGCCGGCCGAAATCATCATGTTATAAGCATCTAAATACTGTCTGTACTCAGATGCATGATGACGACAAACGGCACCGCCTAAGTTGCATCGTGTAATACACGTAGCAGATTTAAGAGGCACATAATCAATGTCTGACACGACTTGCTTACCATGTGACTCGCAAGGACTGTCAGAATAATAGAAAAATGGTAATTGCTTCAAGTTAGCAAAAGCACCTTTATCAAAGGCAGGTGTGTGGAATGCATGTTTATTTACATACAAACTACCACCATCACAGCCAGGCAGATTCAAGTTAGATAACACTCTAGTATCAAACCGGCAAACAATTGCATTAGAAGGGTAACGATCCACGTTACAGTTCCAAAACAAACACACGCCATCTGTAAATTTATCATGATGGGTTGCATAAGAATAGAACAACTCTTCTATTTTGTAAGCTTTGTCACTACAAGGTTGCACATCGTAGAACTTCCATTCTACATCAGCCTGAGGGACACACTTTATAGCCTTTGGATTACCAATATCGTGAAGAACTGGAAACTTATCCGCAAGCAAAGCAGACTTTACAACCATATGTTGTACTTTTCTGCATGCTACATTAATTCTCAGCTCGTCACCTATAATAGGGTATTCTACAGACCAATCCACGCGCTTCACAAAGCACTCGTGAATGGCAAGACAACGAGTCATGATGGCATCACAACTAGCAACATGTGCATTGCCATGAACTTGGCAATGTTGGTCATGGTTACTCTGCAAATTGCCAGTAAATCCCCACTGCTGGACATCAATCATAAATGGATTATAGACATAGTCAAAACCCACAGAGTGGTGCCAGCAAGCGTATGTATCTGATGAAGTTGAAAAGCAAGTTGCGCGCTTGTCACACAGACAACACGTCCGTTCTGGTCCAATCTTGACAAAATACTTCATTGAAGTAAGTTCAAAGCCATGTGCCCAAAGGACGAACACGACTCTATCTGAAAGGTCTTTTAGTGTATCACTAAGCATTTGTACAATCTTAACACGCACTATGTTCCAAGGTAAACCCTTGTACATAAGCGGTATTAGATGTTTAAACTGGTCCCCAGGTGGTGGTTTTGCATTTACTCTAGAGAACTCTGTGGCTGCACTTGTGTCAACATAGCCTGTAGGAACAGCTACTAAGTTAACACCAGTTGAAAACCCTAACTGGAGTGGTAGGTTTGTACCTACGGCATCCCTAGTTGCATGACAACCCTCTACATCAAAGCCAATCCAAGCACGAACATGCTTGATTGCTTCATCACGGGTAATAAACATGTTAGGGTAACCATTAACTTGGTAGTTCATTTTAAAACCCATCATAGAGATGAGCCTACGATAGGTCATGTCCTTTGGTATTCCTGGTATGTCGACACACAAACCTTCAGTTTTGAATTTAGTATCAACACTAAGGTATGTAGGTGCTTGTGTAGGATGTAAGCCAGTTATTAGCTTACTACAGTCCTTAAAAAGTCCAGTTACATTCTCTGATTGCAATACAGCCACACTTCTACGTGGGACTTCCAGACTAGTAAATTGTAATTTATCATAGAGGTCCTTATCGGACATTATGCACAAAATACCTACTTTGGCTCTTGTAATAGCAACATTAAATCTATTAACATTGCATGAATGAGCTGTTTCTGTGGTCTGAGCAAATATGACGTAGTCATATTCAGAACCTTGTGAAGAATCTACAGTTTGCGTAGGCAGTCCAAGTATTTTTGAAGCCACAGCATTCTGTGAGTTATAAGGTGAAATAAAAACAGCTTTTCTCCAAGCAGGGTTGCGTGTCAGAAATTCTCTAACCACGCCAATCTGTGGTCTGTTGATTGCAGATGACACGTCATGTGTAATCACTCCTTTATAAAACATTTTAAAACATTGTGATGACTTGCCTTTATGTGCCCTAAGTTTATTATCATAAACTAAAGCACTGACAGTGTCGACTATTTCAGCAGGACATCGGCGACACGTACCAAGGAACATGTCGGGACCTATTGTTTTCATTAGACGACACACAGAGTTAAAATATTCAGGTTCTAGTGTGCCCTTTGTAAGCAATGTGCGTGGTGCAGGTAATTGAGCAGGATCACCAATGTAGACATAATGCTTAGCACGTAATCTAGCATTAACGACGCTCAAGTCATAATTTGTGGCCATTGAAACCTCGTCAAAGACTACAATATCAGCAGTAGTTTCAGGCAGCGCATTGACTGTACAGAAAACATACTGTTCAAGTGTTGAATTAACCTTGAATTTGTCGAAGCACTCCACGCGAGCTCGCGCAGGTATTATTCTGCTACACTTGTCTATTGGCAAGTATTTTAGCGCCTTCTCGCATAGAGCATCCACAGCCGCGTGTGAGCATGCCGTGTAGACTATGCGTGCAGATGGATAGTACAATGCCAACCCAATGGCAAAGTGGCTCTTACCTGTACCTGGTGGTCCTTGCAAAGTAGAATACTTCTGCATACCTACTTTTTGATAGTTAGCAACATTGCTAGAAAACTCATCAGAGATGTTAAGTGTAGGGTATAAGCCAGTTATTCTCACATAGTGCTCTTGTGGCACTAAAGTAGGTGCAGTCAAGGGCATTACAGTGTGTGATGTTAACACAAAGTAATCGCCCACATTTAACTTATAAGTTGTAGTACCTCTATACACAACAGCATCACCATAGTCACCTTTTTCAAAGGTGTACTCTCCTATCTGCACTTTACTGTTCTTAGTAACTCTATAGCCAGTAAAGACATAATTTCTATTCAAGGGAGGTCGAGGCTTCCCAATCTCCCAAGATAGATGTAATTCTCTATCAGACAGCACTTCACGCACAGTGGCGATGCCATAGGATAGTTTAAATGTCTCTTCATTAGCTTTTAAAGTTTCAGCAGCAAAGAGTTTCAATCTCTCAGTGCAGGTGTTAGCAAGTATGTAATCACCGGCATTAGTCCAGTCACATGTGGCTATGGCATTGAAATCAGTTACGTTATCGCTGCCAACACAAGTGTTCTTATAAAGACCAAAAACCTGACCATTAGCACACAAAGGAAAGCTAATAGGTGGCTTGTGCGACTTGCAGTAGTAGCTCATACCTCCTAAATAAAGTTGCGTCACGTCTGTGACATCACAACCGGGGGCATTGCAAACATAGGGATTAACGGACAGCACTAATTTATGCGAAGTCGAAATGACATGGTCATAGCAGCACTTGCAACACAGGAATGGTCGTCTGATGCATGAGCCGCAACGAAGTGAAGTCTGTGAATTGCATAACACACACGCGCCTACAGCCTGCAAGACTGTATGTGGTGTGTACATAGCCTCATAAAACTCAGGTTCCCAATACCTAGAAGTGTTATCATTTGTTAGCATGACTGAATACATGTCTAACATGTGTCCAGTAAGCTCATCATGCAACTTCCTAATGTATTGCAAATACAAATGGAAGACATCAGCGTACTCCTGGTTAGGGTGCTTTGTAAGTGGGTAGGCGTCTATCGCTAGGGACACAAACCGTTCTATCATAAGTGTACCATCGGTTTTGACGATATCATCAACAAAACAACCAGCGCCTAAAATTCTAGATGGGTCTGGGTAAGGCAGGTACACGTAATCATCTCCTTGTTTAACTAGCATTGTATGCTGAGAGCAAAATTCATGAGGTCCTTTAGTAAGGTCGGTCTCAGTCCAGCATTTTGCCTCAGACATAAAAACATTGTTTTGATAATAAAGAACTGCTTTAAAGTTCTTAATGCTAGCTACTAAACCTTGAGCTGCATAGTTGCTATTATAGCAAACAACAGCATCATCAGAGAGAATCATCATAGAAAAGTGTTTACGCAAATAAGCGTAAAATTCTTCTACAAATTCATGATCAACGTCTCTATTTCTATAGAGACATTCATAAAGTCTATGTTGTAAATTGCGGACATACTTGTCAGCAATTTTATTACCATCAGTAGACAAAAGTGCATTAACATTAGCTGTAACAGCTTGACAAATGTTAAAGACACTATTAGCATAAGCAGTGGTGGCATCTCCTGAAGATGTACCGCCTGGTTTCACATAGAGTGAACCGCCACACATAACCATTTCACTAAGTACCTGAGCACACTCATTAGCTAACCCGTAGAAACGGTGTGAAAGGTTACAACAAGTACTATGTTTGCGAGCAAGAACAAGTGATGCCATTATCCTAAGCATGTTAGGCATGGCTCTATCACATTTTGGGTAATCCCAACCCATAAGGTTAGGAGTTTCAACATCACTGTAAACAGTTTTTAACATGTTATGCCAGCCACCATAGAATTTACTAGTGCCTATTACAACTGTGGCACCTCTTGTAGCGGCTATAGACTTTAATAATTTCTGATGGAACTGTCTATTGGTCATAGTGCTACAGATAGAAACACCAGCTACGGTGCGCGCTCTATTCTTAGCACTAATGGCATATTTAAGATTCATCTGAGTAATGGTAGGGATCACATTGCGCTTAGTATAAGCGAACAACGCATCCTGATCTTCATAACTCATAGAATCATAATAAAGTCTAGCCTTTCCCCATTTATTAAAGGGGAATCCAGCTGATTTATCCAAATTGTTAACAATGACTTGGTTAGCATTTATGCAACCGCCATCGTAACAATCAAAGTATTTGTCGACCACCTCAACCACAAAAAGCAGTTGTCTGATGTCACACATTGTAGGAAGATTATAACGATAGTAATCATAATCACTAATAGCGGCATTGCCATCCTGTGCAAAGAAGAAGTGTTTCAATTCAACAGAACTTCCTTCCTTGAAGAAACCTTTAGACACAGCAAAGTCATAAAAGTCTTTATTAAAATTACCAGGTTTGACAGTTTGAAAAGCAACACTATTTGTCAGTGCAGCCACTGAAAAGCATGTAGTGCGTTTATCAAGCAACAGGTTGCCTGATGCAGCATGCATAGCAGGATCAGCAGCGTACACTAAAAGTTCCTTAAAACTGAGACGTGAGCTGTGTAAGTTTACATCCTGATTATGTACAACTCCCAACTCACGGAAATGGTAGCCTGTTGATACAACAAAAGGAACACCATCCACAAAAATTTTTCTCACAAGTGGGCCAAAACTTGTTGGCGGAAACACCGTGGAAAATAAAACATTAAAGTTTGCACAGTGTAGGATACACCTATCATCCAAACAGTTAATACAATTAGGGTGGTATGTTTGATCCCAATACTTGAAATAACGGTTAAAAAGACATAATCTTTCTTCCGTGAAATCATACTTCAACAAGTCCCACTTAATGAGAGGCTTTGTAGTATCACAGTCCATATGGGACTCGGCTGCCAATGCCTTCGTTAACGTAAGAATGGGCATCAGCAATGAATAATAAGAATCTACAATAGGAATACCTGCACCTGGTGCCACTTGTACGAAGTCACCGAAATCGTACCAATTCCCATTCAGATCTTGATTATCCAAGGTGAGTACACCAACAATGCCCGCATCGCGCATGGCATCGCAGAACTGTACAGTCTTTAACAAAGCTTGGCGCACACGCTCACCTAGGCATGCGTATACGCGTAGTATATCAGGATTTTCCACAAAGTCGTACCAATCCTTTTTATTGAAATATGCGTCATCACAACAATTGTATGTGACTAATATTTCTTTTAAGGTGTCACAATTACCTTCATCAAAATGACGAAGTGCATAGACTAAGTCTGCCATTGTGTATTTAGTAAGACGCTGGCGTGATATGTGTGGTACCATGTCACCATCTACTCTAAATTTAAAGAAGTCGTGCACAGCAACAGCTGGACACTCTTTAACTAAATTATACATAGTCTCCTCATGTTGATAATTAGACATAGTATGTCTCTTAACAACAAAATAGGAGTCTAATAAGTTGCCCTCTTCATCAACTTCCTGGAAACGGCAACAATTTGTTTTTAGGAACTTTGCAAAACCAGCAACTTTCTCATTATAAATATCAAAAGCCCTGTAAACGACATCAGTGCTTGTGCCTGTGCCGCACGGTGTAAGACGGGCCGCACTTACACCGCAAACCCGTTTAAAAACGCTGGGGCATCAGCTGCCTGCATCACGGGCTCGCGGAGTTGATCACAACTACAGCCATAACCTTTCCACATACCGCAGACAGTACAGACTGTGTTTCTAAGAATAAAACCCACGGGGTCATTAGTGCATGTGGTAGGTATTTGGACATACTTACCCTTCAAGTCACAAAATCCCTTAGGATTTGGATGATCAATGTGGCATCTACAATACAAGCAACATGAAGCACCACCAAAGGACTCTTGGTCCATATTGGCTTCTGGTATTACAGTTATAGCCTGTCCTGTACCTGTGTGTGTGCACAGCATCTTTACGCAATTGGTAATTGGTTGTCCACCACTAGCTAGGTAATCTTTATATGCCTTAGCTGGATCCACAGCAAACGCACAAAAAGAAAGCACAGTAGAATTGGCAGGAACTTCCGTAGCATTGCCAGCTTGTAAACGTACTGTAGCAGCTAAACTACCCAGTACCATACCTCTATTTAGGTTGTTAAGGCCCTTGATAAAGTACAAGTACTTCACTTTAGGGCCTTTTGGTGTGTCTGTAACAAACCTACATGGTGGTTCCAGTTCTGTGTATATAGTACCTGTACCATCACTCTTTGGGAAACGTGCCCATTTGAGATCTTGGTGGTCTGATAATAATGCAAGCACAAACCTACCTCCCTTAGAAGTGTTGTAATAGGCAAGTGCATTGTCATCAGTGCAAGCTGTTTGTGTAGTACCTGCGGCACACGACATCTGGCGCAGTGCAACAGGACTCAGTTCATTATTCTGTAATTTGACTGCAGAATTGGACCTCAATGCTGTAACAATAAGAGGCCAAGCAAGGTTTTGAGAATTGTCCATGTTAATTTCACTCAACTGAACAACTTTACTATCTGCATCCACAACCTGCTGGATTTCCCAGAGAGCGGAAGCATACGTAAATGTGTTGCCATCACAAGTATTCTTGTAGGTGTTATAATCGGGGACAACAACCATGAGTTTGGCTGCAGTTGTCAATGGTATGATGTTGAGTGGTACACAACCATCACGTGCATTGTTAATAATATTGTTCAAAGCATCATTATCAAGCTTTCTAAGCATAGTGAATAGCATTGTCTGCATGGCACTAGTAACTTTTGCCCTCTTGTCTTCAGATCTAGCCTGCTTGTACATTTGGGTCATGGCCTGGTCCGCCATCTTTTCCAACTTACGTTGCATGGCGGCATCCCTGTCAAATTCAGATTTAGCCACATTTAAAGACTTTTTCAATTTCTTAAGAACAACTTCAGAGTCTCCATTAGCAACAGCCTGCTCATAAGCCTCCTGGGCTGTAGCATAAGCTGCATAAGATGGTAGAGAACTAAACTCTGAAGCAATGGCTTGTAAAGTAGCACGATTGTTGAGCATTTCATCACACAACTTATTAATATCTACAGCGCCTTGCATAGAAAGCAGAACAGATAACAATGAGACCATCTTTTCAAATGCCTCAGTTGTATCCTTAGCAAGTAAGATGTCATTGTGCAATTGCACGCACTGTGCCCACAATTTGGATGAGGATTCAATTCTAAGTTGTTGTAGAACTGAAAGCAATACAACAGAAGTGCACTTTATATCAGACATTTTAGACTGAACAGTGGCCACTTTAATACAAGGCTTACCTCCAATACCCAATAATTTAACATTGAGTTTAAAGGCATCCAAACTAGTCTTAGGAGGTAAAAGTCCCTGTGAATTCATATACCTAAACTCTTGTGTGGAGACAAAATAGTCATACACACCAAGAGTTAATCTGAAATAGCGGTTGAGTAAACAGAAAAGACCAAAGTAACAACAGCAACAATAGCCCAAGAAACAATAAACAAGCATTATACACTGTAAGGTGTTGCCAGTAATAAACAAAATAGGATAATACTCAACACACAAAAACACTATAGCTCTAGCTAAAAACATGATAGTCGTAACGACACCAGAATAGTTAGAGGTTACAGAAATAACAAGAGCCCACATAGCAAGTGCTTGATCAAGCGAATTACCATAGTAGACCTTGTAGACAAGTGTTATAACATTCATAACTGTCCAAACACGTCTAGCAGCATCATCATAAACAGTACGAGCTGTCATAAGGATGAGTAAGAAAGCAGCTAACGCATACATAACACAGTCCTTAAGTCTATAACCAGACAAGCTGGTGTCGACTAAATCTAACCATGTCATGACACGCATAACCCAACTAGCAGGCATGTAGATCATATTAAAATAAGCAACAGTTATTAAGGAAGGTAACAAAAACAAACACAAAAATGCATGCTTATGCTTAACAAGAACCATAGCGCATGCAGCAAAACACACAACACCCATTGTAAACGGCAAAAAGGCATGTTCATACACAAAGAAAAACAGTGACCACTGTGTACTTTGGACAAGTATTAACAAAGAAGTCAAGAGTGTCAACAGCAACCAATGATGGGTACCTTTGACGACTTTCTTGAATTTACCTTGAAAGGTTACACCTGAGCATTGTCTAACAACGTCAAAAGGTGTAAACTCATCTTCTAAAATGGTACTACCGAGTATGGTACGACCATTTAAGCCATTTTGCAACAATTCTTTCAGTGCTGCACACATATCCATGACAGCCACTCCAGTTTGGGCAGAAAGCGGTCCAAGGATGTCAACTTGATCTTGTGTTAGAGGTTCATAGTTGTACTTCATAGCAACAAGATTAAAATCATTTAGGGTAGTTGTAAACCTATTAAGGAACCATCTTTCCCCATTAATAACAGCAGCATAGAGCCAAGCCAACACATTAAGTGTAATGGTTGTATCAGTTCCTGCTGCTTGTGCTGTTTGTCTATCAACAAATGGTCCATAGAAGTTACCTTCCAAGTCTGTACCAGCATGAACTCCTGTAGGAAGCTCCATATGGTGCATGTAACAGAAGGACACGCAGTCATAGTCAATGTTAAAACCAACACTACCACAAGAACCATTAAGGAATGAACCCTTAATAGTGTGGTTGGACCTCATTGCACACTGGTAAACACCCGAGGGTGCACCATTGTAGCAAGCTAACACTGAAAAAGTCTGTCCAGGTTGAATACGTACAAACTTATACTTAGGTGTTTTAGGATTAGCTATGTCAACCTTAAGTTTGAGCAAGCAGTTCTGCATAGTATGGCCAATAACACGCAATTGCACATTACTAGCCTGCACAAGGAAATTATGGTTAGACTTTCTAATAAGTAAGTCATCATAATTTGGGTTAAGCATATCTTCTAGTGTGCAGATAACATGTCTAGGGCAATAGACCACATCGTCTAACCACAAACCGTTCAGGGTTGTTGTTCCACATGTGACCTGTACCATACATCCCTCAACTTTGCCTGAGGGGAATGCCATCTTTCTAAAACCGCTCTGTAAAACAGCTGAGGTAATAGAAGTCTGTGGTGGTTGGTATAGAACATCAGCACCAGAGTTACTGAAGTCATTTAGAGCTTTCGCTAAGTGACAGCATGCAGCTTCCCTATAGCTAGTTGTGTCTAAAGCTCCACTAAAATACTTGTACTTATTATAAAGAGCAAGGTATCTATTATATTGTGTAAGTGGCAAAAGTGTCTCACTACGCAATTTAAGATACATTTCCTTATTCAAAAGAAAGGTACACAGAGCAGCCTCCTCAAAAGTGCTAAATGTAACTCCATTAAAAACAACTCTCTTCTTGAGGTAATTACTAAAGAACCAATGGCAATGCTTAATAGAAATACAGACAACATAAGTGACTGTTATCCAGAAAGGCACTATTGGTGAGAACATAGCTAGCCATTGCAGGTGAGCCAAGAAAGACACGTCATTAGTAAAATAGAAGGTCAAGTACAAGTAAAGCAATGAATAGATACCTGGTAAAAATGTGTACGCAGGTGTCAAACAGAGTATAGTAAAAGACAGTAAAAACAAAAGTGCATTAGCAAAGACAACATGGTTGTACTCTCCAAACGCACGCCTAAACTTCATAAAGTAGTAAGCAACACATGTAACAAGGATGGCTATAAGGCCACCTGCTACAACAGAAGCTGAAATGTCAAGTGTGCCTACTGGTCTAACAAGAGGTGTGAAGATGTTAAAGAGTAAGTCTGAAGCATCAGCACCACAAAAGACACCTGGAATGGATCGATAATAATCATTATTAAGAACCCATCTACCATTAGTAGACAAACACACACCCGCGTCTGATCGTTCGCAAGTACCATGTCTGCAGTATTCAGAATCAAAAGTTGTTACCACTCTCACAGAACCTTCAAGGTAAGTGCTAGGGAATTGTATAATTGAGCCATCCATTAACACATATCTAGTGTCGGGGCGTAACTCACTATAAGAAATAGAACCCTCAAGCAAATTAGTATCATAGCAATAAGGTACAGGTTTACCTTGAGCATCCTTAAAGATAGTACATTCAGCAGCAAGCACGCAGGCTGAAGTTGCAAAGTCAGTATACTCTATTAATTTCGCTGGCGTGTAACAAATGTTACCAACAGCGCTAAAAACTCTAGGTAAGAAATGCAAAAAGTCACCATTGGAAGCACGCCTTACAGTACCAGGAAGACCAGGTACTATAAAGCCTACCTCACGCGTAATAACAGCCGCTATAACAGGGCAGGTCTTGTCATTTCTATATGAACCACCACGCTGACTGAACCAATGGTCAAAGCCAGTGTGCTTGTTAGCAAAACAATCATCGGTGGTCAACACATCTCTGGTAACACCATTATGTATTGCTTTATAACCGATAATTTCAGAAGAAAACACATCATGACCCATTAAAGTATGGGTGGGTGTAATAAAATAGAAGATAAAGGCAACCAATACCATCAAAACTGTCATTTTGAGTAGGAACCTAAACCAATTATTGCTAACAAACTTACCACCTTTTAGTGATATTTTTGTTGTTATAACATTCACAACTTGTCTAGTAGTAGCACAAGTGAGTTTAAATGGTATATTGTTCTTTTTGGCAGCACTACGTATTTGTTTACGTAGCTGTTCTGACAAAGACATATAGTCCTTTACATTCCAAACAAGGGAAACATTGTGACTCTTTGCCACTTGTGCATTAATATGACGCGCACTACAATCAATGCAGGCACCTAGATCTCTAGGTGTCATGTTTTCAACCTTGTTGTAAGTAAGCATAAAATTGTTACAACTGTCACTCGTAATCTCCAAATCAGAATGGTGTGACAGTTTAAGACACTCCATGACATCCTTAGTGTCTACATCAGAATCCACAAATCCTTGTCTGGCTGCAGACAAAAATGTAGACAAAACACTATCCAAAGAAACACCTTTAGCTATTTCAGCATGGGCTGTCGCAATGAATGTCTTTAGTTTTTCCATAGGAGCGTTAAATGTTGATGAGAATGCATTAACATACGCATCAAACATTTTAACAGCCACTTCAGTACTATCGCCAACATCAGAAATAAGAGCTTGGTCTAATAGTAATATAGGTTGACACATCAACTGACTATAGTAAACAGATGCAGATTTAGCAGCAGCTTCTTCACATTTAGACTTACCATCAAAAACTATAACATTAATAGGCAAAGTGCCTTTAACGTTATTAGCTCTCAGGTTGTCCAAATTAACAAAGTAAGAAAGTGGATGTCTCTCATAGGTGAGTTTACCAGCCTTCTGAAAATACAAGTAGAGTGTACCATCTTTTACTGTAACACTATCAACATTGTAAGAAGACTGGTCTGTTGGATTAATAGGTCTCTTAAACTGTAATGATAGGTCACGTGCTACCTCATCACTGATAAATGTACTTCCAGAACAGAAAGTGTCACAATTCAAACAATTCCAGTTGTGAAGTTTGCAAAAACCTTGACCACCATTAGCATAAACATAGAAGGACTTCTTCATGCCGTTGACAATGGTGGTGCATTCAACACGTGTTGCACGATTACGCTTGTAACACATGATACAAGTGGATGATGTACAGCCATTAATAACGTGTATATAAGCTTTCCACACATAGTAGAAAGAGGCAAAGAACACATACATTCTAACCATAGCAGAAATGGGAGCCATTTGCACTACATTTATAATAAGCCACATTAACCAGGAATTATTCACAAAGTGTGTAGCAAAAAGACCGAAAAACAACTGCATTAAGGCAAAGAGACCTAATAAATAAAAAAATTTAGTAAACAACATATATGCCAAAAACCATTCAGCCATCATTCCCACAAAAGTCAAGTCTAACTTGTAGGAAGAAATGGTAACCTGAATCGTCTCTAAAGCTGGGTATGCATCTAAAGAATCCAAACCACCCAAACAAACACCACAAGGTAAACTGCCTGCGCAGTAGTCAGGAATAGTGACATTAGACGAGTTAACATAACCCGCCCTAACGCCATCACAATAAGACATCAGACCAAAACCAGATAAGATGGCACCAAAAGAAGCTACTGCATAGACTAAACATCCTAAGCAGACACTTAATAATAATAACCACATAACAACAGTGAGTATTCCAGAAAACTTAGGTGATTTAACATACATAGTCAAAGCATCTAGACAAAATCTAACACCACCTATTACACTATTTCTAGCTATAACAATGGGCATAGCAGCTTTTATTCTAAAATTTGTACTCTTAGTAAAAGTGCATAATTGCAATAAAAGCGTCAACAAGAATGGCATATAATCATTAAAAACACGCCTAAAACAGCGCTTAATACAATTCTTAGATTGCTCTGCAACGTAACCAAGAAAGGGCTTGACATAAGCACAAATCTTAATCCAGGGTACACTATTAATAGCAGCAGCACCATGTGTAGCAATTGTTTTTAAACCCAACATGATAGAAAGCTCATTGGGCTTCTTAATGGTAATGCTAGTTTCATTCACATAAGCAGCCATAAGATCCTCATGTTCCAACTCTGATGTAACTTTAATGCCATCTGCTGATGGTTTTAGTATGACATTGCCTACAACTTCGGTAGTTTTCACGTCACACTCTATGATGTCTTTCTGTATGGTAGGATTATCCACTACTTCTTCAGCGACAGTTTGTTGACTTTCACAAGCAAGATTGTCCATTCCTTGTGCGTCATCTGAACTTAACACCTCAAACGAATTTGAAGTGGGAACAGGCTTTGTACTATAAAGACAACGCAGACACCACATATTGGGTTTAAACGTTGACTTAGTAGTAGTCTGATTAACATGCCACAGTATTGGCTTATGGACAAGTTTAGCACCCTTTTTGAAAGTAGGTGTGTAGTGTCTATAATCAATAGCAACCACATCACCATTCAAATCAGGGAAGAACGTAATTGTTAAATCCCTAGATGGAGGCTTTTTAAAGCCAGTCATCTGGTTCAAGTCATCAGCAAATTTGGTGTTAGCACAAACAAATCTGAAATTGTCAAAACTTGCATTAGGCAAAGGTTGAGTTGGTACAAGGTCAATAGGCTGTTCTGTATAGTAAGCATTGTCCTTTTTGTAATACCCATTTAGATCTGGATTTATCTCTGTGTAAGTCACTCCATCGAGTTTGTATGACACAGGTTTTATATCTGTACTGTAGGATGTTTCCTTATAGAAAACATCAGCAACAGGACCCTTATATTCAGTAATTTTAGTCAAGAGAGCACCATCAATTTTATAGATAGTTTCTCTATTTGTAATATGTGTATAATGACCACACTGGTAATTACCAGTGTACTCATTAGCACACAAAAACTCACCGGTTTGAAGAGTGTACTCTGCAGGTGGAGCTGACATCATAACAAAAGTTGACTCTTGTTTCACTAAGTATTGTGTAGCTTCACGACCACATACACAAGGTATCTTAACACCTCTCTTAAGATGATCATAAGAGAGGGTTCCCATGTACATGACAGCTTCAACACCACTAAGTGTAGTGCTTTTCTGTCCACAGTGTTTGCACACAACATTAAGAACCCGTTTAGCGGACTCTAAGTTTGCATGCTGTAATAAATGGGCCATTGTTTCACGTACATCACCCAGCTCACCTACAGTCTTCTTGCTGTATGCGAGCACAAGTGCACAGAAGTTAGCAGCATCACCAGCACGCGCTCTATAATAAGCATCCTGAAGTGCTGGTGCATTAAACTTAATGTCAATTTGTTGTAGTGACAAAAGAACACTAGACAAGTAACAATTGTTATCTGCCCATTTTATAGATGTTAAACCACCAACTTGAGGATACTTCCATCTTTTAGTATGGTTTAATGCTGACATGTATCTACCAAAAAAACTCTCGTCTACGGTATGATAGTACTCAAAAGCTTCAATACGTAGCGTATCATCACTAGGTAGGACAAAGAAAGTCTTGTTCTCATGACTAGCATGAGGTTTGACTTTAGTAAGATCAGCACCGTCCATATAGGTGGGTCCTAGCTGTTGTCCATAAGTCATAGACATATCAATGACTTGTGTGTGTAAGTTGATGTTATCTACAGTTGTGAACACCTTAATAGTTTTAACCTCTCTTAAAGCTAAGAGAGTTTTTAACTTCTCAAGAGGAAGAACTTCACCTTCCATGTGAAATTCTATAACATTTCCTACTGTATGGTAGACAATTTTGTCACCTCTCTTGAGGAATTCAACACCAAGTTCAGTACGTTGGCCAGAATATGACCAATCCTTGTATGAACCCGCTAAGGAAACTGTTTCAATAAAGTGTTCTTCAGCACTCTTAGAAGCAGATGTAACATAACCGTTGTAAGAAGTGACTGCATCAGGTGAAGACACAGAAACTACAACAGGAACCTTAACAGAACGCATGTAGCGCGCTGATTCTTCTAAATTGAGTCCATGTGTGACATAGCCCAAAGGCATAGTAATCAGGGGCTCTCCAAGAGAATTAAGGTTTGAGATTACCCTAGCAATAGGTGTTTTGCTAGAGTAAAAGTAAAATCTTACTTTATAATCTACAAGACCTTCCTGTATTCCAATTCCTTTATACTTACGCTGAATTGTGGAAATAATCGCCCTAACATCCATACAGACTGGCATAACTTTCCTAGTTTCCTCAGCGTGAGCTAACATTTCACGCAAGTTCCAGGCAACAGTGCCTAAAACCTCTTCCTTAGCATTAACATTTGCTGAAGGTAATATGTAAAAGACTGATCTGGACTTTTTAAGAGCTGCTTTAGCTTCATCCAAAGTGTAGCCTGAAACACCCTGACCAGGATAGGTTGTAAGATAGGTGTCTGAAGGTACATTCTTCAGAGCCCTAGTAAGCATATGAGTTGTACCACCCACAGCTTTAGTTGGTAAAACAACACAGGTCAATTCACCTTCGCTAATGATGTCACCAACAATGTAAGGAGCACCCTTTTTAAAGGACGCGCCATCATTGCCAATTAACACCTTTGAATCTTCACTAAGATTACCATTGACATCTGCATATAATAGCAACTTAGTGGTTAGAAATTTAGCCTCATCAACAGTTGTGTTCAACTCCTCAATGCGGGTTTTAACAGGCTCTTCCGAAGACTTAAGCTTCTGATTGGTCTCTTCATGCAACTCCTTAGTTTCTGAAAACTCAACAACAGGCTTCTGGTTGACCTCCTCACAAATTTCTGAAGATTCAACAACAGGCCTCTCGTTAGTCTTTCCAGGGGTTTTGGCTAAAAGCTGATCAAATACCACACTGTCGTTTACAACAATGTAGACTGTGTTACGCACCACGCGCTTGCAAGTCTCTAGTGATTGAATAGGACTTACACCAAAGATACCTGCTGACAGTAGTGGTGATAAAACTACTTCATATGCATTGAAGTTCTCATAGGCTGCATCAAGGAGTTTAATATCCTCTCCTGCATTTTTATTTGGGCCAACAACATGCAAACAATGTTTAGCTAAGTTATGGCCTGAGAGAAGACAGGAACCTCCTACTCTAAGAGGACCATTAGTAGAAATGTAATCATTAGATTCTTTTTGCATACTACCGCCAGTTGCTTTATCTAGTGCTCGTGCAACACCACCACCATGTTTCAAGTGTATGTTAGCAGCATTCACTACAACTGTTGGGTTGACTTTCAGAGACTCTTCAACAATATCAGCACACTTTATGAAGACATTGTCTGTGAGTTTGTGATAATCGGTAAACTGGTCATATAACACTTCGGACTCTTCCTGTGGTGCAAGCCAGTCTTCCTCTTCATCATGGACCTCGTCCTGCTCAACAGTGCTACTAGCACCGAATTCGAGCGGGGCGCCTGTGTAATCGTCTTCAGTACCGTATTCGACATCTTCAGACTCTTCCAAATCTTCTTCTTCCTCTTCGTCAGGAGGATAGAAGGAACAATACATGTGTGATGAAAGAACTGCTTCACCAGACTCATCAAACAGGTAAAATTTAGCTACACTCCATTCATCAAGGTCGATACCCATGGGTGTTAGTAATTCAGAGATTGGTTGTAAAGTCTTTACAACAGACTCAGCCACAACACAAGCAAGTTCTTCAGCTGTAGTGCCGGTCTCTACTGTATAGGATGCACACTTCTCATTAAGAACTTTATCAACACGTTCATCCAACTCAAAAGTGATTTTAACACTTTTATAACCCTGGATTTCCACAACTGTGTCTTCACCAAATGTGACTCCCTTTGTAGGGGCACCTCCTTTTAATGTAAAGACGTTATTAGTTGCAAGTAGAGAAGGAGACAATGCACAGTATTGCTCCTTTTCCTTCAATTCTAAGAGCATTAGACCATTAACACAAACAGGGACTCCCTCCGCAACACCAGTAACTACGTCACTGAGTTCAAGATCAAGTGCTTCAAGAGTTCCATTTTTAACTGTTACCTCCTCAGAGGTTAAAAGTGTGTCATAAGCATCACCGTCAAGGAAAACAACGTCCTTTGGCGATTTTAAAGGCATCAACAACTGAAGCTGATCTCTGGCACGTACACACTGACGGTAGAGGCCTCGACTTTGCGCAATCAAAACCTCACCAAAATTTATAGCACGCACTCTAGCACCAGCAACAGTAATGTAATCAGTACAGAGCTCAAAAACCTTGTTAACGACGTCAACAAATGATGTAACGCACTCTATGAGACTAGTGTTAACAACTTGAATTTTACCTCTTATAACCACATAAGCGCCAGTGACTAGAAGTTTAAGAATGCCCCAAGCTTGACGAAGAAAATCAATGCCACCTTGGAGCTTTTGCTCAAGCCAGCGCAAAACTGCGCTAAACTTGTCTACAGAAGTATTAAGTAATTGGCTCAACCAGGTACTAACCTGTTGCACCAATCCACCTGTGAGATAAGCCATGACAACAACACTTTCAGTGACTAAGTCAGATGTGTTGACCATGGCATCCAGCACACGATTGGCTTGATCTGATATATCAGAGAAAATAATCATAGCAGCTCTGTGCAGGTCTACAATTGAATGATTAGCTGTAGCAAGTGTGCGAGAGAAGATTGAGCGAACTACACCTGCAGCCTGCGATGAAAAGCAATGCAGAGGTGTAAGCAATGATTTACTAGTGCCAATATTCCAGACACCAGGTTTAAACTTGCCCTTGGTCACTTTATAATTACCACAAGACTCAATGATTTTCTTGAAAGTTTTAAAATCAAGATTTTTAACTGTCTCTACAAAAGCACTAGTAGACGCTGAAAGAGAAGCAAGTAAGATAGCAATCTCCTCGTTCAGACAAAACTCGCCAACAATGTTGATAACAACACGTTCACGACTTAAGATCTGAAGCAAGTCCTCATTCATGGTTTCAACTCCTTCACCGACAACGCCAGTATGGTTGGAACCAATATTGGCTGCGGCACGCGGCACCCAGAAGGCACGCTTGTTGTAGCAGCCAACATAAGAGAAAACACAGCCACCAAAAGATTTAATCCTACCTCCCTTGCGGAGTCGAGTTTCAATCTTTGAGTTGTTGTGGTAATCTGCCACACTATGGTCGGGCCCAATCTCTGGGTTCTGACAGGCAGGGCAAACCATCTTTACTACAGCATTACTAGGTACATACCCACATGTGGTAGGTCCCTCTTCAACAGTATTCTGGTTGCCACACATTTCACAAGTGGCTGTTAAGAAATCACATGTCTGCCATGACTTTTCACCACAATGGTTACAATTCATGTAGGTAGACAGGTGCATAGAGTTACACTCACCAGGTGATGCAACTTGGTAAACCGTACGAATACGGCCTAAAAATCCCTCAGTCTTCTTCTTTTCAACACGTGGTTGCAAGACTTTAACTGTGGAATTAAGTGGGAAGACGAATTTAGGACATTCGCCTTTGAAAGAATCAAACTTTTTGGCATTAGTAATGTCAAAAGGTGTCTGAAGCTCATAGCTCTTATCAGAGCGCTCCGTGTACCAAGCAATCTCATGCTCATGTTCACGGCAACAGTACACACCTCTCTTAGACTCCAAAAAGTCAAGCTGTTCAGCAAGAGGTGCGCTTGACTTGCCAGCTCGCGCAAGCAAGTCTTTTATGCATTCCAGAGGATAACCATCTGGTCCGCAGAAGTTGTTATCAACATAGCGTGTGTAGACACCACCATTGAGCTCCCTAAAGAGATCGCGGCGAAGCCCACTGCCATGCTTAGTATTCCAATCTTGTTGGAAGTCATCAAGGGGGTCAGTGCCAAGTTCGTCACCTAGATCGTAAAACCTTAGATCGGCGCCGTACAAGTGACCACCGGCTCCCTTATTACCGTTCTTACGGACAAGAACCTTGCGGTAACCAATTGGTGTTTCACCCACATGCGGGACTAACACACCAAGAGATTCTCCGCTCCTACCATACTGGACGCCATCAAGCTCTGCCACCAATTCGACCATAACATGGCCGTGGGGAGCAGTACGGGCATCACAGCGTTTAAGGAAAATGTAAGGTTGTTCCAGTTGGGGTAAAACACCCTTCTGGAGATCAACAATGCCACATGTTCCTTCAATTAAATGTTGGCGTGCTTCAGCGACAGCCTCTTCTACGGTGTCACCGAATCCACGTACGAGCACGTCACGAACCTGCAAAACAGGTAAACTGAGTTGGACGTGTGTTTTCTCGTTGAAACCAGGGACAAGGCTCTCCATCTTACCTTTCGGTCACACCCGGACGAAACCTAGGTATGCTGATGATCGGCTGCAACACGGACGAAACCGTAAGCAGCCTGCAGAAGATAGACGAGTTACTCGTGTCCTGTCAACGACAGTAAAAGTTTATAAGATATACTGCGTAAGTGCACTGGGCATGCAGCCAAGTGACAGCTACACAGATTTTAAA